AAATTTGACATGAAACGTATTACTTTTTTAAAAGATGAAAATAAGGGGCCTGTTATTGTTTTAATTGGTCGTAGAGACACAGGAAAAAGTTATTTAGTGCGTGACTTATTATATCATCATCGTGATATACCAATTGGAACGGTAATCTCTGGGACTGAAGCTGGGAATGGTTTCTATGCGTCTCATATTCCTAAGATTTTTATTCACGATGAATATAGCAGTGGGATTATTGAAAATATTTTAAAGCGTCAAAAAAGTGTTATGAAAGAGGTAAATAAACAAATTCAGATGTATAAAAGTAGTAAGATTGATCCACGAACTTTCGTAATTTTGGATGACTGCTTATATGATAACACTTGGGCTAAGGATAAGCTTATGCGTCTCCTATTTATGAATGGTAGGCATTGGAAAGTACTATTAATTTTAACAATGCAATATCCATTGGGCATAATGCCTAATTTGAGAACAAATATCGATTACGTTTTTATTTTACGTGAGCCGTATATCGCCAATAGAAAAAGAATATATGAGAACTACGCGGGGATGTTTCCGACCTTCGAATCCTTTTGTCAGGTCATGGACCAGTGTACAGAAAACTACGAATGTTTAGTTATTGATAACAACGTAAAATCTAATAAATTAAGCGAACAAATTTTTTGGTATAAGGCTGATAGCACAATACGTCATGATTTTAAATTAGGAGCCAAGGAATTTTGGGAAATGTCTAAGAATATGAAAGATGACGAGGAGGAAGCATACAACCCAGAACAGTACCGAAAAGTTGGACAGAAAATTAATGTAAAAAAAACGAAGTGGTAATAAGGGTGTGTTAATATGTACGCATTTTTTATATTTAAAGATAAAGTATATTTTATTGTACGATGGCGATCAAAATTAAAAAAGAGCTTGTTCACGAAAATAATTGTTTTGATTTAAACATAAATGGAACAAAAGAAAATATATTATTCAAAGCAGGTGATATTGCTAATATATTAGATATAAGTAATTATAGACAACAATGTAAACATTTTGATGATACAGAAAAAGTTTTATTATTGCATGATACAAGGGGTGGAAAACAAAAAGTTTTATTTCTTACAATAAATGGAGTTTTTAAGGTTATATCCAAAAATAAAAAGAGAATAAGTATTGTATTATATTCTTGGATAAAAGAAATAGTAAATGATATTTCAAATATAGAAATAATAGAGAATGAAGAAATTATTCCAAAAATTGAAAATGTTATTGTAAAAAAAGAAAAGATTATAAAAAAAGATGAAAAAAAAATAAATATAGAAGAACTAAAATATATTTATATATATAATGTTGATACAAGAAATGATATACCTGAATTAAAAATTGGATATACTAAAAATATAAAACAAAGAATAATAAGTTATACTACAGTATGTACTCATGGTAAATGTGAATTATGTGAAGCAGTTCCATATGTAGATATAAATATAGTTGAGTCTTATATACATACACTTCTCCATAAATATAAAATAAAAAGGGAAGTATTCAAATTAAGTATTGAAAAAGCAAAATTAATTGTATTAAATTTGATTAATTTGATTAAAATTGTTGCGATTGATGATGAAAGTGAAATGGATATGAAATTGATAAAAATATATGAAGAACATTGTAGAATATCAAATGAAATCAAGAATATATTCATTGAATCTACAAAAGTTAATGAAAAAGAATCTAAACCAAATAATTTTGATGAATTTATTAAAAAATTTTGTATTGTTCGCCCAGATGTTGAAATAAACGCAAAAGATATTATGGGTCAATATCGTTTATGGAGTAGAAATACAAAAAAAGAAGTAACAGTCGCATTTAAGGATTACTTAGATACACAATTCAAATACACGAGATTACGTAATCAAGGCAAAGACAACACTGTATATGGATACACAGGAGTTACTCTTATAGAAATTGAACATAAGAGGTCTTTAAACCCTACTGATTTAGAAATATTTGTATTTGAAAAATGTGTTTTTTCTCAAGGTGGAACTGTATTAAAATCAACACTTGTTGAAAAATATATAGAATGGAAAAAAAATGTAGACAAAGAAATAAATAAAGAAGAAGAATCAGAATTAGTAAATTATTTCAAAAATAATCAACATGTATTATATTCAACTGTTTGGACAAAAGAAGGATCTGGCCAAGGATATTATGGATTGATTTTGAAGAGTGATATAAAATATTATAAAAAGCCATCAACTACATCAAAACAAGTGTTCAAAAGGTTACGTGAATCAAATGTATTATTAAGTAAATGGGATACAATCGCAACAGCGGCAGAATCAGAAAATGTATCTAATGCGAAAATGAGTAGATACATTAAAAATAATACACAAGTAAATGATTATTATTATACATTAGAATAATTTTATCTACCAAAACCAAATAATCTTGGAATATGTTTGTTCACTATAGAACCTAGTCTAAATCGTCTACGTCTAGGAGAAGCTCTTGGAGATCTACTTCTTGAACCTCTAGCTAATCGTGCGATTTGATTCATTGTATTTATAGATGCGTTTGGTGCTTCACTCAAAGCCATTTGAGCGATTCTTTCTTTTGTTGCGGGTGATACATTTGGAGCAATATTAATTGCTCTTCTTGAATTTAATCTATTTTTCAATCTTGAACTTCTAGAAGCGGAACGCGATGTTCTTGCGGCTTCATTCAATACTCGTCTAGTATGAGAACTTGGTGATCTTGGAGTAGATACTCTTGGACTTGCTGATCTTGAACTAGATCTTCTTGGGGTGGATACTCTTGGACTAGATCTTCTTGGACTAGATACTCTTGATCGTCTTGATTCTGACCGCGGTGTTCTTCCAGCAGCAGCTTCATTCAATGCTCGCCTAGTACGAGGGCTTATTGTTGCTGATCTTGGGGTGGATCTTGATCTAATCATATTATTCAATACTTTTCTGGTATGAGGACTAATTGTAGGTGATCTAGAAAATACTTGATTCGCATGTCTACGAGAGCTTGAAGATCTTGATCCTGATCTAGCTTCTAGATTCGCACCAATTGCTAATCCGGCAGATCGATTCATACCATAATCATGGTTTAGAGGCAATAAAGGCGATAATGATATTCTTGCTGGAGGAATAGAATGAGGTTTTACAGGAGCCTTAGGTTTTACTTTTGGACGAGGTTTAGGTCTTGATTTAGGTCCTAGTCTTGGAGTTGGTGCTTTTGGACTTGGTGCTTTGGGGCTTGGTGGTCTTGGTAGTGAATCTCCTCTCATTATAGCCTCAGCTATTGCTCTTGTTCTAGGTGTCATATTATTTAATCCATCTGGTTCTATTTCTACTGGTTCTAATAAATATTCGGGTAGTGGTTCGTAAGGCCATTCAGTTTTAAATAAACGATATATATCTTTTGGACCATTAATATTATATGTACGAATTCTATCATTGAAGCTATAAGGCGTTTCAGTACCATCATGTTGAATAGTCATATCCCTCCAAAGTGGTATTCCTTCATACTCATACTGCAATAAACGTGTCATAATTTCATTTGTATCAAACCCAGGTAATCTTTTTAATGTAGTATAATGAGCTGGACCTTGTGTATGTACAAAAAAATCTATTTTCTTGTCTAAATGATATTTACTCAAAATTAATTCTACTGTAAATCCTCCTCCTAAAATATGATCAGGATTTCCAATAGTAAAAATACACACATTTCTATTACATTTATCTGCATACGCTTTTGCAATTACACTATCAACATCACTATATTGTTCTAAATATCCTTCCGCTACAGCCAATTCACGTCTTGTAGGATGAAGACCTAATTCATCTATATAATGATCTACTAACATTTTTCTGAATCTATTTGCGTTTTCTTTATTATCACGTTGTTCTTTTTTACTTAATCCTATTTTACCTAAATATTTTTTACCTAAATTGTAAAGAGCAGAATGAAAGAAACAATCTCCTGCAGCTTCTATTTCTTCATTAAGTACCTTGTATTTACATATTTTTTCCTCATCATCGCACACTACATGTAATCCCTTATATACTCTATTACGTGTACCAGTGAGTACAGTTATATTTTGTGTCAAGAGAAAATCTAAATAATACATATTTCTACTATATGTTCCAGAATCAATAAATGGATTACCTGGATCATTTATTTCACGTCGTCGACCTAAAGGTCGATTTGGAGAAACATGTCTATCTTCAATATTTTCAATATTTTTCAATGTGTATCTTGACATACTATATTACAATATTTTACTATTTTAGTATAAATATTATTATTAATATTATTCAATGAAAATTGGATTATTGATTCCATCTACTTCAAATGGTCGACCATGGACATCTGTAAAAGAAAGTTATTTGTATAATTTAACTTTTAAAACATTTCTTTTGACGCAAGATCCAGATCATGAATACATTTTTTATATTGGTATTGATAAAGGAGACAAAATTTATGATACACCACAAAAAGATGAATTTTTACGATTTAAATCAATTTACAAAAATATTGATGTTCAATTTATTTATATGGATTGTAAAAAGGGTCACTTAACACGTATGTGGAATATATTATTCAAACGTGCATATGATGAAGGATGTAATTATTTTTATCAATGCGGCGATGATATCAAATTTCATACAAAGGGATGGGTAAATGATTGTATTACAACTCTTTCTCGAAATAAAAATATCGGAATTACTGGTCCAGTCAATAATAATAATTTTATATTAACTCAAGTATTTGTCTCTAGAACACACATGGAAATATTTGGATGGTTTTTTCCTGAAGAAATATTGAATTGGGGATGTGATGATTGGTATAATTGGGTATATAAACCGAATCATTTTTTTCCATTGAAAAAACATTATTGTAGTAATGAAGGTGGAACACCACGTTATGCTATTAATAATAATTCATTTTTCATGAATAATTATAAATATAATGTTGAAAAATTAAGAAAATCAAGTCGAGAGTTGGGTGAAAAAGACAGAATAAAAATACAAATGTTTATAGGTTGATTATCTTTTCTTCTTCTTTTTTAATTGTTTCACTGCTTGAGTTACTGTTTCTGCTGCGTTTTTGAATGTTGGCTTTTCATTTGTTTTTTCATTCAATGTATTGATTATATGATCCTTTACTTCTGGAGGAGTAGTTTCTTTTATGTAATCAATTATGTTAATAATTTTATAATTATGTAAGGGATTTTGTATAGTTTGAGGTACTGGTTCAGAGTCAACAATTGGTTCCGGTTCAGGATCAATAACTGGCTCAGGTTCAGGTTCAACTACTGGTTCAATTAATGGCTCAGGTTCAACTACTGGTTCAACTACTGATTCAAT